GGAGTTACCGGCCACCAGCATCGTGCAGGAAAAAGCTAAGCGCGTGCTGGCGCTAAAGGTTGACCCGGAAACCCCTGAATCCTTCATGCTGCGCCCGAAACGCCGCCGCTGGACAAGCGAGAAATACACACGCTGGGTAAAGCAGCAGACGTGCGCATGCTGCGGCCAACCGGCAGACGACCCGCATCATATAACCGGACTCGGCCTGGGCGGTATGGCGACAAAAGCGCATGACTTATTCGTGATCCCTTTGTGCAGAAAGCATCACGATGAGTTACACGCGGACACCGCAGCATTTGAACAAAAATACGGCACGCAGCCAGAGCTGCTGCTGAAGACATTAGATCGTGCGCTTGCTATTGGCGTGCTGGCGTAAGTGGAGTGGAGACCGCTATGAAACTTGAAGCATCATTAAAGCATTTCAGTCCGCAGGGTCTGGCTATCACGAACAGAACGGGAGACAACAATAATGCGTGATATGTACGAAGTATTAGACCGCTGGGGCGCCTGGGCAGCTTGTGAAAATAGTGGCGTTGACTGGCAACCGATTGCAGCTGGCTTCAAGGGGTTAATCCCGCACGGTAAAAAATCACGTCTTCAGTGTGATGATGATGAAGGTATCATGATTGATGGTTGCGTAGCGCGCCTGAGAAAATATAAGCCAGAAGAGTATGAGCTTGTCATGGCTCACTTCGTAATAGGTATCTCGTTGCGGGCGATCGCGAAGAAGCGGAAGTGTTCTGATGGGACCATCAGGAAGGATTTGCAAACGGCATTAGGATTTGTTGAAGGTGTGATTTCAATAATCTATTGATTATAAAGATAAAAAATAGGCCACCTCATAGGCGGCCTATTTTCATATTGGTTGTGAGCGCTTAATGAGCTGGGTAAAAAAGTTATTTTCATCATCACTTTTCACTTTGCCTTTAACCTTTTGATTTTGCGAAAAAAAATCTTTCAAGGTTCTCGGTTGCGAGCGCTGGTACGATTGTTTAAGTGTCATAAGTCTCTCCTTTATTCTTAAGACCGAATGAAAAAGTGATGGTTCATGTCTTTTTCAAAGTAGTGTTTACGCTTAACCCAGATAAAACCGTCGGCTTTAGAAATGATTGCTACGTCTATCGGACCACCGACAGTCTCTGAGTCATCAGAAACTTTTCGTTTAAATGCTGTAAGGTTCACCAACGATTCGGCCATGTAGGCTAAATCTTGCTTGGGCAAGAACTTGATCATATCCACCACTTTTTTTACGTAGTTGTGATGGACAAAGCTGCCAATGCGGTCGTTGCATTCTGCAACTGTGTTCTGTACCACACCTATTATAGCTTCTTGCGCTTCAGCGAGTTTATCATTTGGTATCATTCTTTGAATGACGTCGTCAATCCCATCCAAAAGATTGTCTATTGAGTCTTCGTATTCTTTATGGAAAGCCGTTATCAGATTACTGCTAACTCCCTGCATGAAAGCGCCGACTTCTTCTTCTTGAGCGAAGGGAGTAACACCACAGTCCCCACCCGAAGAGCATTTGCCTTTATTGGTGCTTTTTCTAATTTTGTCGTTGAAGAAGCCGCAAACATCATATGAAAGTACTTTAGGGTAAAAGTCATCTTCACCATAACCCGCGATCACGATACCTGTAATGTTACCGATGTCACTTTTTTTGCAAATCATAGCTGCAAAAACATCACAAATCGCATGCAGCAAGGGTTGTGGGATATCTTCAGTAGGAATCGAACTAAATTTTTCTGCAACAATGCGAACTGTTACTTCCTTACAGAACTCACGCGCCCCGTCCATGTCATCACCGGAAAATCCGTCGAGAAATTCTGTGTCCGATAGGTGCTCTAAGAGCTCCAGGCAGTATTCCTGTAGTTCTTCAAAAAATACACTGTGGTCAAGCGGATTCCAGTAATTGTCAGGCTTGGAAGCGGCGAAAGATTCAAAAAATAAATTGAAAACATCTTCGCTTAAGAACTGATAAAGGTGGCCTTCACGCATGCCGGCGGTAACAATTGGGAAGGAGGCTTCAAGAAACTTAAAGAAGTCATCAGCATACCCTTCGAGGTTTGGAAAGTGCGTTGAACCCAACTGTTTCCTGTATGCTTTGATAACGAGCTCCCACGGCGCCGAACACAAATCGCCACTTCCATACACCATTACCCCAACAGGATGATGCTTGGTTAAGGCAAAGAGTTTTTCAGCTCCATTATAAATTTTATGTTTGCCGCCTCCAGAAATTGTCACGGCTGAATCTGCAGCCAAGGCTACGGCGGATTTGTTAAATACAGCTATTTCAGCAGTCATTATTCATTTCTTTGCATTGAGGATATTCTGAAAATTAAAATACAAAAATTCTAACGCGTACGCAAAAGTTATCGTAATCTGATAAGAGTGGTCACAACGACACAGCACTTATCAAATCAGAAACCTCGCTCCGGCGGGGTTTTGTCGTTTTTGGAGGTATGCCATGTAGCAACCAAAACGGACAGAACGAAACTGGATGTCTGATTGATTTCGGGCAGCGTGACGACGGCGTTAATACGGTCGGGTTCCCACG